GCGCACGAGTTGCTGAAAACGATGGCTTTGATTGAAGCAAAACATAGTAATTGAACGGCGCCTATAGTGGCGCTTTTTTTATTGGGAGGTAGGTGCTATGTGATATGAAACTGACACCAAAGCAAAAAGCGTTTGCAGATTATTATATTGAACTTGGAAATGCAGAAGAAGCGGCTCGAAAAGCGGGATATTCTGATGCTACCGCTAGAGGTCACGCACACAGACTGTTGCAAAACGTTGCAATTAGACAGTACATCGATGAACGAATAGCGGAGAAGGATAGCAAACAAATTGCGAAACAAGATGAGATTCTTTCCTTCCTCACACAAGTGATGCGTGGTGAAGTGACTGAACGTATTCCGATTGTGGGGAAAGATTTCTTTGAAGTGGTAGACAATACACCAAACATCAAAGATCGTGTCAAAGCTGCTGAACTTCTTGGAAAACGATATGCATTGTGGACCGAAAAACAACAGGTAGAAGTCACTACTCCGGTGTTTGTAGACGATGTCCCAGAAGATGATTAACATTTCTAAATTAATCGGTAGCGGTTATAATCGCTTTTGGCACAATAAGAACTTCTACCGTGTTGTGAAGGGTTCACGCGGTTCCAAGAAGTCCAAAACAACTTCTTTAAATATCATCTATCGGATGATGAAATACAAATGGGCAAATACGCTCGTAATACGCCGCTTCTCTAATACATTGAAACAATCGTGTTACACTGATTTAAAGTGGGCGATCAACAAATTAGGGGTATCTCACTTATGGAAAACGAACGAGAGCTTGCCGGAATTGACATACATTCCGACAGGGCAAAAAATTATCTTTCGAGGTTTAGACGACCCGCTCAAAATCACGTCTATTTCGGTAGACGTGGGTATTCTTTGCTGGGTGTGGTTTGAAGAAGCATTTGAAATCGAGACAGAAGAAAAGTTTCGTACTGTCGTGGAATCGATTCGCGGTTCTTACGATGACCCGGAATTCTTTAAACAGGTGACGATCACATTCAACCCGTGGAGCGAACGGCATTGGTTGAAGCGAGTGTTCTTCGATGAGGAAACAAGGGAAGATGATGTATTTGCGATCACAACGACATACCGTTGCAACGAATGGTTAGACGAGCAAGACAGAAAGCGGTATGAATCGCTTTGGAAAACAAATCCGCGCCGCGCTCGCATTGTTTGTGATGGTGAGTGGGGAGTAGCGGAAGGTCTTATTTATGAAAACTTCGAGGTTAAAGAATTCGATGCGGAAAAGGTTATTCACGAAACACAAGCAACTAGTTATGGATTGGACTTTGGGTTGATTGACAGCCCCCATAAAACGGAAACGTTTTATGGAAAACTCGGTGAACCTGTACATGCAGGGTGTGCGGCTTAACGCCGTGCTAACGGTGGAAATCTAAAGGTGTTTATTCGTGGTAAGTATTGGTTTTTCACCTACTTCATGGTATAATGGATATGTAAATAACCCAACCGAATTCATATTGAAGTAGGTGAAACGATGATTATATACAAGATTACAAATAAGCTGAACGGAAAAATTTATATCGGTCAAACTGTTAGAACTTTAGAAGAACGCATTGAAGAATATAAAAGAAAACGAAGAACGGCGATCGAAAGGGCTATTCAAAAATATGGAATAGAAAATTTTAATTTTGAAGTAATCGATACAGCAGAAACGCCAGAAGAATTAAACGAGAAAGAAATAAAATGGATTAAGCATTTCAATTGTATTCATCCAAACGGTTATAACCTTTGTGAAGGCGGCGGAAATACAAAAGGATATAAACACAAAGAAGAAAGTAAAAAGAAAATGAGTAAAAGCAAAAAAGGAAGATTCATTGGTGAAAATAATCCGTTTTTCGGGAAAACACATTCGGAAGAAACAAGAAAAAGATGGAGTGAACAAAGAAAAGGAAGAGTACTTTCTGATGAATGGCGAAAAAAATTAAGTGAAAACAATGCATTTAAGAGAAAGGTCATTAACCTAGATACAAAAGAAATATTTGATTCGGTAAAAGCCGCCGCTGATAAATACAATGTTCCGTCGTCTAATATTTCAAGGTGCTGTAAAGGTAAAAGACCAACAAGTGCTGGTTACCGTTGGATGTACTTGGATGAATACGAAAAACAAAATGATTCACTTCAATTGAAACCTTTGGATGAATTTTTGCAAGAGGTTAAGAAAAATCAATTAAAATTCGCCGGAAGTAATAAACGTAAAGTCATTAATTTAGATACAAAAGAAGTGTTTGACAGTTTGATCGAAGCCGCTAGAAAGAATAATTTAAAAAGCTGTACATCTATTATCCAAGCTATCAAGAAAGGCACGAAAGCAAATGGATACAGATGGGCTTACTACGAATAAACACCCATGATGACACCGTGCCAAGCCCACATGTCATGTCGTGAGACACGCATGTTGGGAAGGTGTAACGACCATCCCTGAATGGGAGTAGGTTTCCGGTGAAATTCCGGATTCCGAAGCGCCGAGTACCCAAACCGTAAAGGTCGGTGGGTAAAGATATGGTCTATTCCCTTTGTAAATATGCCGAAAGGCAGGGTAGAAAAGATGTCCACGACCCGACCGCTTTTGTTGCATTAGCTGTCGATCAGAACGAAAAGAAAATATATATTTTCGATGAATTGTACCAAAAAGGATTAAGCAACCAAAAAATATACGAGCGGTTGGCGGAAAAAGGATATGAAAAGAGTACGATCATTGCTGATTCCGCTGAGCCAAAGTCGATTGACGAATTGAAACGGTTAGGATTGAGACGGATTCGTGGCTGTTCGAAAGGCAGAGACAGTGTTATGCACGGGATTCAGTTTATCCAAAATTATAAGATTATCATCCATCCAAAATGCATTCACTTTATTGAAGAAATCAACAACTATGTCTATGCCAAAGACCGTGAAGGAAACACGCTTAACAAACCGATTGACGAGTTTAACCATTTGATGGATGCCATGCGTTACGCAATGGAAGTATTTATGGAGAAGCGGAAGGCTCGCGCTGTACCGTCATTGTATTAGAGGAGGTGAACACATGCGTTCAACGGTGCAGTTATCTGTTTCCGAAGTTACGTCAGATATTATTAAGCAGATACTCGATTGGCACAAACCACACCGTGAAGCCATGCTAGGGCTATACAACCGCTATTTAGGTAGCGGATTGCCGATACAAAGCCGACAGTTACCGGACCCGAAGAAACCAAACAACAAGATTCCAAACGACTATCGAGGTTATATCATTAACCAAGTCGTCGGGTATCTTTGGGGGCAGCCGATCTCATACAGCATTGACAGCCGGAAGTATGATGAAACGAAAGCGAAAGAGTATCACGACCGACTTTCTCGTTTTAACGCACTCAACACAATTGACGACTTGGACAGCGAATTAGGAAAAATCATGAGTATTTGCGGATATGCCGCTCGTTTGCTCTACATCGATAAAAACGGCGAAGAACGAGCAATGAACATCTTCCCGTGGGAAGCGGTATTTATCGAAGATGGTGGTGAGATCACACACGCTATCCGCTATTACAAGGTGAAAGACCTTGAAAACAATGAATACACAAAAGTCGAATGGTACGATTCTAAAAACGTCACATTCTTTATCGAGGATGATGGCGTTTTTGTTATGGATTCAGAGGGTAGCCAACCACATTTATTCGATTACGTGCCGCTCATCCGCTTCCAAAACAACGATGAGGAACAAGGAGATTTTGAAAAGGTCGAAGCGCTCATTGACGCATATGACAAGATCATTAGCGATTCAGTGAATGAGATTGAGACATTTGCTAATGCCTATATGGCATTTAAGGGTGTTCAAATCGATAAAGAAACGATAGAGACGATGAAGCAAACGGGCGGCATTGAAATTGATAAAGAAGGCGATGTGTTCTTTATCACCAAGAATATCAATGACACATTCGTTGAGAACAACAAGAAAACACTCAACGAGAACATTCACAAATTTTCCGCTAGCGTGGATATGTCTGATGAAAAATTCAGCGGTGGCGCACAAACAGGGGAAAGCCGCAAATGGAAATTGGTTGCGCTGGAAAACAAAGCGGGAACGAAAGCAAGGAAATTTGGCAAAGGGCTTCGTGAACAATTTAAAGTGCTATGCAGTGCATGGAAGAAGAAAAATATCGACATTGACTATCTCGACATCTTTTGGGAGTTTAAACGAAACATTCCGATTGACCTTGCGTATGTAGCGGAATTTGCGTCGAGAATGAAAGGAATCCATAGCGATCATACATTGTTGTCGCAAATTCCGTATATCGATGATGTGAACTATGAGCTAGAACTCATGAAACAGGAGCAAGAAGAGATGATTGACCTTGATTCGTTTACAAACGATACAACAAACCAAGATGATGCAGAAAACCAAGAGAGCGAACTCGTGTGAGGGCGTTCTCTTTTTTGTTGCGTTTCTTGTCCTGAGTAAGACGTTAAACTGCTCGAACTGAAAAAAACAAGGACTTTGCAGGGGCTTATGCAACTGCGAAGGACGAAGGAGGAAATGGATATGACTCTCAAAACAGAAGCGAAACAACCGTTCTATAAATCTTTAACAATGCCGCTACGTCTCGATCTTCAATTCTTTGCAGAAGGTGGAGATGGCGGCGATGGTGGAGACGGCAATCCACCAGCCGGACAGCCAGATGGAGGACAGTCAAGCAACCAACCGCAAGGCGGACAAAGCAACGCACAAGGGTTGCAACTAACACTTGATGCGGTGCAAAAGTTCGTCAATGAGAATGAGGAAGCGAGAAAGTGGTTGCAATCACTGACGGATTCACGCGTGACGGAAGCGATCAAAACATACGAAAAAAAGACGCTTCCGAAAAAGGTGGAAGAAGAGATTGCAAAGCGCTTCCCGCCTGAAACAGAAGAACAAAAACAACTACGTGAGTTGAAACAAAAACTCGAACAAATCGAACAGGAAAAAATCCGTGAGACATTGCGCAACAAAGCGCTATCCGTTGCAACGGAAAAGCAATTGCCAACAAAGTTAATTGATTTCTTTGTTGGTCCAGATGAAGAAACCACAATGAAAAATCTTTATGTGCTTGAGGAAGTATTCTCCGCCGCTGTTCAGCAAGCGGTAGAAGCACGATTCAAAGATGGCGGCCGCAATCCGAAACCGTCGAATCCGGATGACCAACCGCTCACAAAAGAAATGATCGAGAAGATGACACCGGAAGAAATTAACGCAAATTGGGAACGAATTGAAAAATTCTTACAAGGAAAATAGGAGGATGATACATTATGGCAATCAATAACTTTATCCCTACTGTTTGGAGCGCACGCTTGCTTCAAAACTTGCAAAAGACACTTGTTTATGGGCAAGCAGCAGTAATCAATCGTGATTACGAAGGTGAAATCCGTGCATACGGCGATACGGTGAAAATCAACAACATTGGTCGTATTTCTGTCGGTGATTACATGAAAAACACCAACATGCCTGACCCAGAAACACTAACTGATGAAACACGTACACTTGTCATCGATCAAGCGAAGTTCTTTAATTTCCAAGTCGATGATGTAGACCGTATTCAGCAACATCCAAAACTCATGGATGAAGCAATGCGTGAAGCGGCTTATGCGTTGCGTAATGCGGCCGATCAATTCATTGCTTCTCACTATGTCGATGCCAAACAGACCATTGGAAGCGATACGTCACCAGTCGAACCAACAAAAACGGATGCGTATGAGTACCTTGTTGATTTGTCTGTCAAGCTCGATGAAGCAGACGTTCCAGAACAAGGCCGTTGGGTTATTGTTCCGCCGTGGTTTGAGGGCTTAATGTTAAAAGACGACCGCTTCGTCAAAACAGGCAGCCTTCCGGCAGAAGATCGCTTGGTTAACGGCGTAATCGGCTGTGCCGCTGGATTCCTTGTATTGAAATCGAACAACGTACCGAAAGTTAATGCGGATGCCGGAGCGGGTGTACAAGAAAACTACAAAATCATTGCAGGTCATCCGATCGCTTGGTCATTTGCGGAACAAGTCAACCAAGTGGAAGCATATCGCCCAGAAAGACGCTTTGCGGATGCTGTAAAAGGCCTTCATCTCTACGGGGCGAAAGTTATCAGAGGTGAAGCATTAGCGGTATTAAGTGCAAAACGACCAGCTAACGCTTAATAACAGCCCCTGCTGTAATGGCAGGGGTATCATGCTTTAACGGAGGTGAACAGCATGTGGCTACAAAATAAGAAAACAGGTTTGAAATGGTTTGTTGCAGATAAAGATCACATCAAGCGCTTAATGAAAAGCGGTGATTTTGAACCAGTCGAAGTGGAGACGGAAGAAAAGGAAAACCGAAAAAAGCAAACACGTGATGGAAAATGAACAATCTCAACAAAACTCCCGAAATGATTGAAAAACTCGTCAGCAGGCGAGTGAAAAAAGGGGAACGTGACATTGTAAAGCGGTATGCTCTCCTTTTGAATGAATTGCGAAAAGAACTTGCAAAGCTGTACGAAAAATACGAAGTCAACGGCAAACTGACCTATGCCGAAATGGCGAAATACGACCGCTTACGCAAGTTCATCGAGTATATCGACTATTTGCTAAAGATACTTTACAAAGACGTGAGAAAGACCGTTTATGACGTTCTAGGCGAATCGTATTTAGATGGCTACTACTTAACCGCTTGGGCGGTGGAAACCGATACATTGAGCCGCTTGAGTTATTCCGCTGTGCGACCGGAAGTCATTACAGCCATGATTGAAAATCCGATCACAGGTTTAACTTTGCCGCAACGATTAGAAAAGAATCGAGCGGCGATCATTTACACGATTCAACAAGAAATCACACAAGGTTTGGTGCAAGGTGAGAGTTATAGACAAATGGCGAAACGCCTTAAAACTGCTTTAGAAGGCGACACGGTCAAAGCAATGAGGATTGTTAGAACCGAGGCTCACCGTGTAGTCGAGAGCGGAAAACACGATGCCGCTGAACATGCGCATAAAAACGGGGTCATTATGGTGAAAGAATGGAACAGTATGCACGATCAGCGGGTGCGGGACCGACATAAGCAATTAGACGGCGTAAAAATTCCGGTAGACGAAGAATTCAAAATCGGCAGTGACCGAGCAAAAGCGCCTGGATTGTTCCTGCGTCCTGAAAACTCCATTAATTGTCGCTGTTTCCTTTCTTATTCAGTGGAACGCATTGAAAAAGTCGATGCAAAAGAGTTGGAAGGCATGACCTTTGAACAATGGAAAAAGGAGCGGCTTCGTAATGGATAAAATACACCTTTGCTTAAAGGCTCCAACCGATTTTTTAGCATGGCGAAAACTGAAACAAGATGAAATTTGTCAATATTGCGGTTATGTTGAGAGTGAAGAAAAGACCGTAAAGGAGAAGAGAAAACGTAAAGCGTGGTGATGTTATGACGCTAGAGGAATTAAAAAAACGGCTGAAACTCCCGCTGGATGATACGTCGCAGGATGACTATCTGCAAACCACACTGGGAGATGCCATTTCCTTCGTCAAACGATATTGCCGTGATGATTTTGCTGACGGTCTGCCGGATGACGTTAAGCAAGCGGTCGCCAAACTGGTTAAAGCGTTCCAAGAGGATGGGCGGGTCGCTTCTCAATCGCTTGGTGATATGTCTAAATCCTTTTTCGAAGGCGGCACGATGAATGAAGTAGAACGGCTGCTAAAGCCGTACGCACGAAAGGCGAGATTCGTATGAGTGTGGTCATTAAGGATACCAACAACATCGACAAGATCGTTAAAAACCTCCGCCAATTGGGCGGTAAGCAGATCAAAGTCGGTCTGTTTGGCAAGGATGACTCCGAACTCGTCATGATCGGAGCGGTGCATGAGTACGGTGTCGAGATTCCGGTCACAGACAAAATGCGTGCGTGGTTTGCGGCGAATGGGTATCCACTCAAAAAGGAAACGAAAGTTATCAAGATTCCGGAGCGGTCTTGGTTACGAAGCGGCTACGATGAAAACATTGATAAGATCGCTCGAAAAATCGAGGAAATGGTGCCGGATGTCATTGAGGGGAATGTGAATCCTAAACTCTTTATGGACGCCATCGGCATGGAGTTTGCCGGACTGATTCAGAAGAAAATGCGTGACCTAAAGAATCCGCCAAACAGTCAAATGACAGTTGAAATGAAAGGTTCCGATAATCCGCTGATTGATACCGGTCGTCTAGTCGGCGCCATTAGACATGAGGTGGAAACATGAAGCCATTTGCGTTTGCGGATTTTGTAGAAGAATTCAAAGTGTCATTCACGTACATCGAGAAAACAGACGGCTACTATAACGATGCAGGTGACTGGATAGAAGGCGGAGAAACACGAACAGAAATGCACGGTATTGTGTTGCCGCTATCGGAAGATGACCTGCAATACGCCGAAGCGGGAGCGTATCAAGCGAAAGACAAAAAGGTGTACACGACACAGCCATTACAATTAAATGCCGAAATTGAATACAAAGGCGACCGCTACACGATTCAAAACTTCAAAGATTACAGCGAATATGCCGATGTGTATATCTATTACGCAAGGTGGCGTCAGAAATGATCGACATCATTAAAAACATGATCGCAAAAGCCTACCAAGACACCGGATTACGCATTATCCAAGCGAATACAACCGCTCCAAAACCGCAGCTTCCTTATGCTGTATATAACATCACAGCCCCATATGTAAAAGACAGAGGGCAACCGAATATGACACCGCAGGAGCGGGATGGAGAACTGTATCTGACCTACGAGGAACAGTATCTCACGACAATATCGTTCAACGTCTATGCGGATAAAAATGAAACGACCATTGACAACGCGATAAAGCTACGTCAATGGTTTTTGTTTGTTGGCCAAGAGTACCTACAAGAAAACGGGATAGCGGTGGTCAATGTCGGAAACATCGAGAACCGCACGACGTTTCTTGTCGACAGTTACGAATACAAACACGGCTTTGACGTGCAACTGCGTATGACAGAGCACGTGGAAACAAAATCCGAATGGTTTAACCAAGTAGAAATTAAAGGAGTGTGACATACATGGGCAATCGTTATGTAGATGTGACGATTACGCGCCAGACGAAAGCGGTATCGGAGAAAGGGTTTGGTACACCGCTTGTGCTAGCAACATCGAAAAACCTACCGCACAAGGTGTATACAGAAATTGACCAAGTGGCAAGCGACTTTGCAACAACAACAGAAGAATACAAACTCCTTTCCCGTATGTTTGGACAGAATCCGCGGCCAGCGGAAATTGCGGTGTTTGGTGTGCAGTATAACGGAGCGAACGGCGATCCAGATACTTTAGTATCAGCATTGAACGACTTGATTAAGACGAACAATGACTTCTATTACCTCGTATCTGTTGAGCAAGGTGATGATGAAATCGCGGCGCTAGCACAATGGGTGAGCACGCAAGAAAAAATCTACGCCGCTTCCACGTCCAGTGAAACACTGTACACGATGTTAAACGGCTTGTACGACAATGTATTCTTGTTGGTACATGACCAACCGCGTCAGTATCCGGCAGAAGGGCTTGTGGCATTACTTGCGCCTCAAGAAATTGGCTCGTATACATGGACATTTAAAACGATTCAAGGTGTATCGCCAGCCGCTTATGACGACACAAAAATCAATGATATTCACGAACATAACGCTTGCACTTACATCAAAGAAGGTGGCGTGAATATCACTTCGCACGGTGTAGCAACGAGCGGCGAATATATCGACGTGGTGCAATCTACACACTTCATCAAAGCACGTATGACCGAAGCAGTGTTCCGTTTACTTGCGACAAATCCGAAAATTCCATACACGGATGCAGGTATCGCAATGGTCGTCGCAGCGGTTGATGACGTATTAAAACAAGCGTTTAAACAAGGCATTATCGCTGATGAAAACGGAGAGCCACTTTACACCATTACGGTACCACAACGCGCTGAAATTCCGGCTAATACAAGAGCGCAACGCGTTTTGCCAGATATTCAATGGTCCGCTACGATTGCCGGAGCGATCGAAAAAGTAGAAATCCGCGGTACGCTCATGATTTAAGGAGGGATTATAGATGGTACAAACATACGATTTTAAGAAAGTTAGCGTCATTGCCGATGGTGTTTTTATTACGGGTTATCACGACGGTTCTGTCATTAAAGTTGAGAAAAACGAAGATGATGTCACTCCTCACGTCGGAGCGGATGGAAAGGTGACTTATGCGGAAAGTGCCGACCAGACAGGGACGATCACGTTAACATTGAAGCAGACATCCGCTTCTTTGCCATTTTTACGGCAATTGCGAAAGTCGAAGAAGATTTTCCCAATTCAAATCGTGGACAATAACACAAATGCCTATCGAGTAGGCGGTAGTGAAGCACGGATTCTAAAGATGCCAGACCGTGAATGGGGAAATGAAGTGCAGCCTGTTGAAGTAAAAATTCACGTTTCAGACTTAACAGAAGCGTAAGGAGGAGTAACTGATGGCGTTTCAACCGAAGCAAAAAGAGTTTAAAAGTAAAAAAGGAAATAAATATGTATTTCAAACGATTCCAAACTCAAAATATCTCGAAATTATGGATGAAACAACGACAGCGGAAGGAAAGCCGCTTCTTTCAAAACTTTATGCTGCGACTTTAGAGAATATTGTCGTACAACCAAGCGGATTGACGGTTGACGATTTTGACAGTTTCAAAGAATTGCAAGAAGTGTGTGAAGCGGCTTTAACATTTCAACAGAGCGAATAAGGATCTGGCGACGCTTGGGGGGTTAGAAGCCATCCCCAAGCGTTATTTTTTACATGCTAATCAGTTTTGGTGGGCGTATGTGATTGCGGAAAAATTCCGTATCAGCCCGCTAGAGGTCAAAGAATGGCCAGCGGAGGAAGTGCTAGGAGCGCTTGCCTATTTGCAATTGACCAAGCCGAAAGGCGGTGAGACAGAATGAATTTGCGAAACCTAACGGTCAGTGTGGTATTCAACGATATGGCTTCACGCCGTTTGCAAAATGTTCAACGACTGACTGACCGTGTTCGAGATACATTCACTCGTTTTGGCAGGCAATCATCAAGCGCAAACGAACAAGTCAGCGAATCAGTACGCAGAGTGGAACGGGTGTATCGTGATGCAAACGGGCGATTGCGTAATGAATTAGGTCGATTTGTAGCAGAAACGAAACGAGCCGGAAGTGCAACTCGTTCCCTTCAATCGTCTGTTGAAAGTGCAAGAGGTTCTCTAAGTCGTTTTTCCGGCAATGCGGACAATGCAATTTCTTCATTAAAACGCATGGCTGCAGGGGCACTAGGCGCAGTATCCGCCTACCAAACATTAGGTCGCACGATTAGAGAAGCGGCGCAGTTTGAACAATCGAAAGTATTGATCGAAGCGATGTTCGATGATAAAAAAGCGTCTGACGCTTATATGAAAATGATTCAGCGATTAGCGGTTAATTCACCGATTTTAAACTCACAAGACATGCTTGCGAATTCAAAATCTTTTATCTCGCTATCAAAAAACGCCAAAGTGCTTGAGCAAGCATGGAAAGTCGTTGAAAAACTCAATGTTATGGATCCGGCACAGGGTGTAGAAGGTGCGGTTCTAGCATTGCGCGAATTAGCCGGAGGGGATATTGTTTCCCTCGTTGAACGGTTCGAATTGCCGCGTTCCGCAGTGAAGGCCATTAAAGACTTGCCGTTTGAACAGCAAGTCAAAGCGATGAATGAGTTATTAACCAAAATGAACATCACCGACAAAGTAGTACAAAAAATGGGAAGTACCACTTTGTCGCAATGGAATCGATTCAAGGAAATGGCGTCGATTGCCTTCCGTGACGCTGGAAAATCCGCTAACAGTGAACTAGGAAATGCATTACAACGAGTCAATAACATCCTTGAAAAAGGTGCGCTTAACAACTTTGTACAATCTGCCGACAAGTTTTTAGGTAAATCCGTCAATGCAATTGTGAATTTCGGTATGGCAGCAAAACAATTCATTCAGCCAGCCGCTCAATTCTTTAGAGAAAACGCAAGCAGTATCAAAGCCGTAGCGGCGGCATTAGGTTCATTATTTGTCATACGGAAAGTCACAGGCCTTGTAAAAGGGTTGTTTATGATACTTCGGGCGAATCCGCTGGCATTAGCCGTTACCGGAATTGTGGTTGCAGTAGACAAACTAGTTGGCATCGAAACGGTGTTTAATAAAATCAAACTGGCATATCAAGGGATAAAAGCGGCGTTTGGCGGAGATCAGAAGAAAAGTGTGGGTTTCTTTCAAAAATTAGGACTGTCACCGGAACAAGCACAACAGGTTGTTGGTATTGTACAAAAAATTAAAAGTCTGTTTGATACGGTCGGAACAGCGGTTGGAAAATTCGTGAAAGAAGTAGTTATCCCGCTTCTCCCGCAAGCAAAAAAATTTATCGTGTCGGTATTTGAGGGCGTGGCTCCGTCGCTCCGGTTTGTAGTCGGTTTGTTCGGTACAGCGATCGATGTTGTCAAAACGTTAGTTCAAAAAGTAGTAGTGCCGCTATTTCCGACTGTCAAAGACATCGTATCGACTGCATTTAATGCGGTAACACCGATCATTAAAATTGCTAGTCGTGCATTTCAAGCGGTAGCGGCTGTTGTCATGTTCTTAGTCAAGAACGTAGTCATTCCGCTGATTCCGAAAATCGTCCCAGTAATCAGTGGAATGTGGAAAATTGTAAGCCCGATTTTAAAAGGAATAGCCAAAATGTTCGGTTTAATCTCCGATGCAATTGAATGGACGATTAAGAAATTCGGACAATTTATCAATGCCGCTAAAGAATTACCGGGTAAAATCGGATCCGGGATAAAAAGCATGGCGGGAAAAGCGATGAGTGGCGTGACTCATCTTGTCAACTCACTGCTTGAAGGGCTGGCAAAAGGAGTAAACGGTGTCACTGGCGGTATCAACTGGGTTTTAGAAAAAATCGGTGTGAAAACAAGAATACCGAAATGGAAACCGCCGAAATATGCAAGAGGAACGGATTTTCATCCGGGTGGTCTTGCGATTGTGGGTGATGGCGGCGGTCCGGAATTGATTAGAACGCCATCCGGTCAAATCGGATTATCGCCAGCGAAAAGTACACTCACTTATTTACCGCGAGGAACAGAAGTTTTGCCTTACAAACAAACAAAAATGCTGTTAGAATCCGGCTTATTCCCTGCATACAAAGATGGGGTCGGTAACGGTCTTTTGCATCGGGCATGGGAAGTTGTGGAAAATATTGCTGGCAAAGTCAAAGACATCGCTCTCGATGTTTGGTCTTATATCACCAAACCTACCGAACTTATGAAAAAGGTATGGGAGAAGCTCGGTGTCAGTGCGCCGAACATCAGCGGAGCATTCGGGGAAATCGGAAAAGGTGCGCTTTCGCTTATCAAAGATAAGGCGATCGGCTTTGTGAAAAAGAAACTAGACGGATTCTTGTCGTTCGGTGGTAAAGTATCAGGAAGCGTTGCACAATGGGTTCGTGCGGCGATGGCCATTACGGGTGTTCCTGAATCATGGTTTAATCCACTTGTCACGATTGCCATGAAAGAATCTGGTGGCAATCCAAGAGCGATCAACCTGTGGGACATTAACGCCAAACGCGGAACACCGTCAAAAGGATTGTTCCAAACCATTGACCCGACCTTCAACCGCTATAAATTGCCGGGACTAAATGACATTTGGAATCCGATTCACAACGCAGTAGCGGCGATCAGATACATCAAAGCGAGATACGGCAACGTGTTCAATGTACCGGGAATTCGTAATTTGTTACGTGGCAGAGGATATGTAGGATATGCAGAAGGTGGAATTGCAACCAAACCGCAACTAGCGGCGTTGGCGGAAAACGGTTGGAAAGAATTCATCATCCCTACCGAGCCAAGCAAGAGAAAAAATGCGTTGAGATTACTGGCGCAGGCTAATGCGGAACTTGGTTACACTCCACCAAGTGGTGGCAAAACCTTGAGCGGAAACAATACTGGCGGCAATGTTTCGATCGAATTCTCACCAAAAGTAGACATCCATGTGAATGGTGCGGACATAAAAGAGGCAGGAAGTTTAGAAGCGGCGATCAATCGTAAGTTAGAAGAAATGTGGCAAATGTTTCTTGACCTTTATCCTGCGGAGGTGGTTCGTTAATGGCGAAAATCGGAAATTATAACCTATTTGTCATTAGTGAATCGCCTGATTATGGCGTACAGACCACATCGTATCCAGTAGAAAAAGGAATTGCGTTCACCGACCATGTGAAACCGGAGCCGGAATCATTACAAATCGAAGTGTTTTTAAGTGGTTCGAACTATCGCAAGACACTCGATCGGTTAAAATACAGCATGTATCGCGGCGACATCATGACGTATTCCGGCCGCTTTATTATGCGAAATGTCATCATTGAAAAGATCTCGCCCAAAGCCGACAAAAGTGCTAAAAATGGCGTGCTGGTAACCATTACACTGAAACAAATCCGTGTTGCGACAACACCGTATGTGAAGCCAAATCCGCAGACAAAACCGACAACAAACGCGGGAAAGAAGCAACCAACGCCGAAAAAGCCTGGCACTGCTGTTTATCATGTTACGAAACGCGGCGATTCGTACCGGCTATTGTCAAAGAAATACGGAACACCTGTCAGCCAATTGCGAGCGTGGAACAAATACCCTGATACAAAAATCCCGATCGGCGTGAAGCTACGTGTGAAATAGAAGGAAGGTGAAGATGTGAAAATCATTGAAATCAATAAGGAAAACCTTCCAGAGCGCTTTGATATCGAGTTGGGCGTTGAACTTTTCACAATGGAAGTCTACTACAACCAAACAGGCGCTTTCTTTACGGTCGACCTGTATCAATACGACAATCCCGAACCGCTTGTATTAGGCGAAAAATTGGTACTAAATCAGCCGTTATTCCGTGACATCGAGGACAGCCGCTTCCCTGCGCCGACACTAATCCCTATTGATCCCTCGGGGAAGGAAAGCCGCATTACGTGGGACAATTTCGGTGTGACCGTATTCTTGGTGGTGGATGATGGCGATGAGTAATCAGCTTTTCGGTCGTATCATCAAAGTAAAAACGAGCGGACTCACATTTACAAACGACAATTTAGAAATCCGGTTTACGGTTCCGTTTGACGACGACCCGAAGCCGAACATATCTAAAATCGAGATTTTCAACCTATCGAATGATACGATCAACCGCATCAAGCGCGGCAAAACATGTACGATTGAGGCAGGATATCGCGGTGATTATGGAGTGATCGCCAGCGGAAAAGTTACAAGTGTTCTCACACGGCGCGAAGGGGTAGACAAAATCACCACCATTACCGTCATGGAGGGTGACGACTATTCCCGAATTAAGGTTACTCCTAAAACATCGACAGATAAGAAACACTTGAAAATTGCTTTCAAAAAAGGCACAAGAGCATCAACCATTATCAAGCGTCTTTGCAGTGTATTAGGCATCAAATTGGCTTATATGAAATTGCCGAAGGACGTAGTGTACAAAAACGGCTACACGGTGACAGGGCTGATTCTAAATAATTTGGAAGAAATCGTGAAAGATTGCGGTGCTTCTATGTACTATCGCCGTGGACAAATGGTCATAAGAAGCATCAAAGAAGGCACAGACGAACGATTCATTTTGAAAGAAGATACCGGGCTGATTGAAAGTCCAGAACCGTTTGAGGAAGAAGGTATAAAAGGCTATAAGGTCAAATGTTTGCTGCAACACCGTATCACCACCGCGAGTATCATTGAAATTCAGAGCAAAACAGCAAAAGGAAAATATCGTGCAAGAAAAGGTGAACATCGAGCGGATGGAAATGACTTTGTCACCGAGTTTGAGGTGATCTGATGGCAAAAGACACGAAGTTTTTAGATGCGTTTGCAAGACAAATCAAACTCTCTATTCATACCATTGCGCCAGCAAAAGTAGTTAGGTTCAAAGAGAATGAACGAAAGGCAGATATTCAGCTATTGTTCATGACTGTGTATGCAGACGGAACAAAAGAGCCGTATGGAATGATTGAAGATGTACCCGTGTTATATCAGCGGTTCAAGTTAAATCAAGGGAAATCCTTTACAGCTAAAATTAACGGCGTTACGCAAACGGTCCAAGTAGAACAGGACCTTGTGTTTACGCCGTTTTTACGTGCTGGTGACATTGTTCTTGTCGGGTTTGCGGAACGGGCGTTAGATAATCTGACCAATAAACCGTTTGACCCCGAATTCCACCGAACACATGACGTGCAGGACGCGGTCATATTGGGGGTGTTAATGTGAGAGCGCCTAAAATCGTGAATGGCGATTTAGTCTTTGAAAACGGCGATATCGTGATGGTAGAGGGAGACGAGGAATTGGCACAATCGCTACAAAGCGTTTTTCAGACGAATAAAGGCGAGTGGTTTCTGAATGAGAATCACGGTTTAGACCGCACACCTTTTCTAACCAAAAAATTCGATGAAGCGCTGGCGACTGACGCAATCGCGGAAGCGGCGGCACAAGAAGAACGGATTCAACGGGTGGAAAATGTTTCGTTTCATCGTGAAGAACGTTCATTGACGGTTGATGCAACATTCATCAAAAATGACGGGCAACCGCTTCAAATGGAAGGGGTGAATATACTTGCTCGATAAAAATGGGTTCAAGAGGAAGCGATATAGCGACCTTGTGGAAGATATGACCTTGAAAGTAAAAGAACTATTCGGCGAGGATACCAATTTAAGCGAGAGATCGTTTCTTGGTATCCTCATTCGTTTGTTCGCATGGTTTTTAGCAACCATATGGGAAGTGGCGGAAAAAGTCTATAACAGCGGATACATGCACAAAGCGGAAGGGATTCAACTTGATAGAAAAGCATGGGAATTCGGGATTACTCGTTTACAAGAACAACACGCGCAAGGAATGGTAGAAATTCGCGGATCGCCTGGTTATGTCGTTGAAGAAGGAACTCTATTTGAAACTGAAAAAGGGGTTCTTTTTGAGTTAATAGAGGATGTCGCGCTCGACGACAACGGTGTTGGAACAGGAAGTATTGTTTGCACGGATCCTGGCACAAAAGGAAATGTGGCCGCGAATACCGTCAAGATTGTAAGCAATCCCAACGAAAATATCACAAGTGTGACCAATCCAGAGCCGATTACTGGTGGACGAGAACGAGAAACGGACGCTGAATTTTTAGAACGGTATCAGCAAACTCTTTCCGGTTTGGGATCAAGTAGCACTGATTCGATTCGAGCGGAACTGCTAAAACTCAACGGCGTTCGTGCCGCTGTGGTAATTGAAAATACCAAGTCCACTCCCGATGAAGCTGGGAGACCACCGAAAAGCATATCTACCTACGTGCTTGGCGGTGATCCTAACAAGATTGCTCAAGTCATCTTTAAGAAGAAAGCGGCAGGAATTGAAGCATACGGAACGGAGCAAATCGAAGTGCTGGATATGGGTGGGTATCCGCATACCATCGGATTCAGTTGGGTAACAGAAGTACCGATTGCGATTCAAGCTACAATTTATAAAAACGATAGCTTTCCTGCCGATGGCGTACAGCAAATAAAAACACAATTTATCAAATATATTGGCGGCGAAGATGCAGATGGAACGTTTTATACAGGATTGAACGCGGGGGAGACGGTTACCGTCTTTAAATTAATTAAGCAGCTCGACAAAATCGAAGGCATTGATGATGTGGAATTACTCGTTGGGATAAAAGGTCAAACGTTAGGAACTGAAAACATCCCAATGGACATTACTCAAGTTGCTCAAATTTCGCACACGGACATTGAGGTGCAAGTCGTATGAGTTTTTTCGAGGATATGTTAAATCGATTGACGGATAGGTATCAAAAGGATCCTAACAGCAACATCGGCAAAATCATCAAAATCCTTACCGACGAACTTGAACTCATAAAAGAGACATTCGATCGCATTGAAGAATGGCGAGATGTCGATAAGGCAGAAGGGGCCGTTCTCGACGATTTAGGTGTGAATGTCGGACAGCCACGCGGAGTGGCAACCGATGAAATTTATCGGGTACTACTACGCTCCAAAGTCGCTAGAAACTTTTCTGACGGCACGATTGACACGGTTATTCGTGTCATTTCTCTTGCCGTGAATGCTGATCCAAAAGAGATACGGATAAAGGAACTCTACAACGATCCGGAAAATCCAGAGCCAGCGGCTATCGGACTCATTCAAATTCCTTTACGGAGACTAAATGAAGTCGGAATGTCACCGAAACAATTCGCACAGATTGTGAAAAAGACGGTGGCGGCTGGTGTTCGAGTGGCGAGCATCGAATTAACGGGAACTTTCAGCTTTTCTTCTCAACCAACTACACCGGAATACAGCGATACAGAAGGATTTTCTGATATTAATCAAGTGATTGGCGGTTATTTAGGAGCCGCGTTCGCGGATTCTAACGACAGCAATTTACCTGTATAAGAGGGGTGAAAAGATATGCCATTCGATCAAAATAACTTGCCAGAGTGGAATGCGCCAGGCGTTGAACCACCACAAAGCAAGAAAGATAACGGATGGGGAACTGGTGAGAAGCCACCGAGCGATTGGTTTAACTGGTTCTTTAACAAAACATATAACGCTTTGAAATCTCTTTTCACCAACGCGCAACACAAAGAAGAAAAAGGGCAGCCGAACGGTTACGCCAGCCTGGATAAAAATGCGAAAGTGCCAACATCGCAATTGCCAATTGCTACAACGACATCACCAGGAGCGATTTCTGCATCGGATAAAGCCAAACTCGATGGGATTGCTCCCGGAGCAGAACCAAACCAAAACGCATTTTCCAATGTGAAAGTAGGAACAACAACCATTTCGGCTGATTCGAAAACGGACACGTTGGAACTTGTTGCTGGACAAAACATTGTTCTCACGCCGGATGCGGCGAATGACAAAGTAACGATTGATGTAACAGGAGTCGCGCCATCGAGCCACACACATCCTTTTTCGGATATCACTAATAAGCCAACGACCGTGGATGGATACGGCATCACGGATGCGGTCAAAACATCCGATGTCGTAACATCGCCAGCTCCAAACAAAATATTGAAACTTGACGCTAACGGAAAACTACCGACATCTATAACAGGAAATGCCGATGGGAACGCCGCAACAGCGTCAAAATTGCAAACAGCTAGAACGATTTCGCTAACTGGCGATGCAACCGGCTCAACATCTTTTGACGGATCAGCAAATGCATCCATCGCCGTAACGCTTGCAAACAGCGGAGTAACGCCAGGGACATATCCAAAGGTCACAGTGGACGCGAAAGGGCGCGTCACGGGCGGACAAGCATTGTCGCCGTCTGATATTCCGAACTTGGATTGGAGCAAAATCACGAGCGGAAAACCGACGACGTTGTCGGGATATGGGATCACTGACGCCGCACCATTGTCACACGTTGGTGCAGGAGGATCGGCCCATGCGTTAGCAACACAAACTACGGCTGGATTCATGTCTGCGGCGGATAAAGCGAAATTGGATGGGATTGCAGCCGGAGCAGAGGTAAACCAAAATGCATTTAGCAATGTCAAGGTTGGTGCTACGACTATTGCGGCCGACTCGAAAACCGACACATTGGAACTTGTTGCTGGCTCCAATATCACGCTAACGCCAGATGCGACAAACGACAAAATAACGATCGCGGCAACCGTTCCAGTCGCCAGCGTAAACGGTAAAACAGGAAATGTGAATCTTACAGCTACGGATGTGGGGGCAGAAACACCAAGCGGAGCGCAAGCAAAAGCGGATGCGGTACAAGCAAACCTTGATGCGCATTTGGCTGATACTGCGGCGCATGGTATTGGTGATAAATCTGCATTGCTGACAACTAATAAAAACACAATTGTTGAAGCAATCAACGAACTTTTTACATTTGCCAATGACGGTAAAACTAGTATCGCCTCCGTCATTGGAAGTCCTGCAACAAGTGGCGATACGTTTGCGACATTGGTTAATCATATTCAAAATGCCAAAAACAAAGGCGCAACAAACTTAACAAATAAAGGTGTATCTGCGAACGGAACAGAATCATTGGATTCATTGATGAGTAAGATTGCGAATGTGAATACGGGGAAAAAATTCGCAAGTGGCATAACCTCACCACAACCATACGGACAAACTAGTATAACAATAAGTGGATTGTCATTTACTCCGAGCGTGGTAATTGCTAGAACTGTCAACTTTTTTCCCGGGTACACTGCGGCATGGTTATTAACAAATATAAGCACAGCTAATGGATCTTTCGGAAATGTAAGATGGAGAACTGATGCTAACAACAATAATAGTGTTGCGTTAACAGGAACAATTAGTGGAACAAGTTTTACATTGAAATATCCTGAAACTAACTATAATTCAGCCTTACAAATAGAATGGTGGGCGTATGAATAGGAGGGATTAAACTTTGATTAAAAGAGATAGACAAATCTTTTTTGATAAACAAACTGGTGAAGTATTAGCCGTTGTAGATGGTGATATTGTTTTTGGAGAAGTAAGGGAAACTACTATTGATGAAGCTTTCGAAAAGTATGAAAAACTTAAAGGTAGAGTGAGAGAAACGGTCGGGTATTTAAAGTATTCTTATGAGTATTTACTGGAAGACTTTTTGAACGCTGCTTCTTATCGTGTTAATCCCGAAACATTAGAATTAGAGTTTTCGTATCCTGATCCGAATGAACCAGAGCCACAAGAGCCGGTTTATCAGAAGCCACTATCAGAACAGTTTGAGGAAACAAAACAAGCAATCGCTGAATTAACATTATTATTAACTACTACAATGACAGGAGGTATGTAAGATGGTATTCACTGAAAACAGTGGTATTGTAAAAGTATGGGTGAGTCTTGTCTTAAACGGCACATATACACTCGACCAAGTGCCGGAATTGTTCAACCTTAAAGAAGTAGTTACGCAAGTAGTCAATAGCTTGCAAAAATGAACATTCGGACGATACTGTGACATAACACCGATTTAGTAACGGTGTTTTTTATTAGGTGGTGAAAAATGAAACCGGTTCGTATTTTAACACCAACACTTGACCTTTTAGCCGAAATCGACAACTATGAATCGCTTCTTTTTACTCGTCGATGGCACGAAGTCGGCGAGTTTGAGTTGCGAATCAATCGACATAAAAGGCATACAGAGCTCCTGCAACGTGGCAACCTCATCATGCTCGGTGCAAGCAGGAACAAGGTTGGTATCATTCGTCATCGTGAAATCGCTCTTGATGAAAACGGCAAGAAAACAGAAAGCTGGCTCGTGAAGGGCATTGCGCTGAAAGGAGTCGCGGCACAACGACTTGTTGTTCCTCCTGCCAACGACAGTCACGACAGAGCAAGTGGGGCTGCTGAAACGGTTATGAAACACTATGTAAACAACCACATCGTCAATCCGATTGACGTGAAGCGAAAAATTGTCATGATTGTGCTTGCTTCTGACCAGCAACGCGGATCATCGATCAGTTGGGAATCACGTTTCAAAAATCTTGCCGAAGAGCTTGTTGAAATCTCGAAAGCTAGCGGGCTTGGCTGGGATGTTATTCTCGATTTCGAACGGAAAAAGTGGGTATTCGATGTATTTGTGGGGAGGGATTTAACCGTCAATCAATCGGTTAACCCTCCTGTTATTTTTAGCCCGCAATTCGAGAGTCTGAAACAGCTGTCATTTGTTGAGTCTGACTTCAATTATCGCAACTATGGCTACATCGCCGGGCAAGGCGAGGGCGAGGATCGGCGTGTAGTTGAAGTTGGCGAGGCTGAAGGTCTTTCTCGTATTGAAACCTTCATTGATGCTAGAGATATATCGGAGGAAGACGAAAATCAGCAAGCACTTCCAGAAGCTGAAATCATCGCTAAACTTCAAGAGCGTGGGCAGCAAAAGCTTTCAGAGTTCGCTGAGGAATTTTTTCTCGAGGGGCAAATTCTCACGAATTCGCCTTTTAAGTACGAAATCGATTATGACCTTGGTGATATAGTCACCATTCAAAACCGAGAATGGGGAGTGACAAGAGATGCGCGCATCACCGAAATAAAAGAAATATACGAACCAGGCGGTTTTCAAATTGAGGCGACTTTTGGGGAGAGCCGACCGACATTGATAAAGAAACTGAAACAGGAATTGGCTCAAATTAGTGGAGAAGTCCGGAAATGAAAGGTGTGGTCTTATGGAACAACGTGTTGCGAAACTGGAAGCAGACGTTACAATGCTTCGTGATGATATGGTTGATGTCAAAACCCGTTTAGCCGTTGCGGAGAGTAATATCCGTGACATGAAGGAGGACATTTCAACGATCAAAAGCAACACAACGTGGATTTTGCGGCTTATTATAGGCGGCATCGTTGGAGCGGTGCTGTCTTTTATTTTGAGAGGAGGTATTCAATGATGGAAGCAATGCTT